TCGATTGATTCATTTTTCCACATTTTGAACTCCGTTGGGGGGTTTGTCTTACATATATAATATCACACGTTATGTGTTAGCTGTCAAGTAAACAAGTGATTTATTTTCAAATTAAAACATTAAATATTTTAGATAGAAAAGATCAACCTGTTAGCTTCTGGCTTCCCAAAACTTATTAGCTTCATACTCAGATATAGCAAAGTTTTCGTTATGCTCACGAGCTTCTTCCTCAGCTTGATCGATGATCTTTTGAGCTTCCAACTCAAGAGCTTCTAACTCTTCTTCATCACAACCGAAATAAACCAAAGCCTCTTCAAGATCCATGTGGTTAGACGCTTCTAAAATCTCAAGGGACTCTTCAATTAATGATTCGTTTAACATGATTAACTCCGTTGGTTTGTTCTTACATAATAAATATAGCATTTTGTGTTATGGCTGTCAAGCTTTATTTTGATTTATTTTCATCCTTTTGTGCGACCAAAACGGGCTATCCTACGGATCGGATGTGGTGGTGACGTATCCCCAATAGCTACCACCATAGTCCAGAGCGGAAAATGGGCTGGTCTTGTTTGTCTGTGTAGCGTATTTTGTGTTATCCTTGACTCCTATTTCAGGATGTTTTCCATGTGGAGTTTTTTATTTCAACCTTACAAAAATACTTGTCACCTTGTTGCTCAAAGCTTTGAAGCTTCAGGGATAGGTTTTTCTCTTTTACTTCATGGTTGATAAAAGCCTGTAAGACTTCTTTTTTATCTTCCACTTGATACCAATTCATAACCGCTTCAAATTCTTCTGGCGTCATAACCAGCGTTATCGTTTCCATCATTCACATCCTAATTCTTGTTTTAATTCGCGCCACTTCGTCCAAGCTTGATCGGAGCCGATCACTAATTCCGATCCGTCAACCTGAATCATTTTCCATTTCGACAACGGGAGCAATTTCCTTGCGTACTTCTTAGCAAGCGTTTTACCCGTTCGAGATTGCGATTTCTTACCGGCTAAACCTTCTTCCAATACAATCATCTCACAATAGCCCATAACGTATTTTACGCCGGTTCCTTTGTGCTGAATGAAGCCATCCCCCAGATATTCACCCCATTCTTTTTTATTCTTTTCAGTTGATCCGTACAAGTCCAAAGATTCCGCAACTTCCAGAATTGCAAGGTCGATATCTTCAGAGGTCGCATGATCGCCTTTTCCTGTGGTCTTGGTTTCAAGCCAGTTTTTCAACTTGGCTTTAAATGAATCCTGCTTGATTGCAGATTTCGACTCTTCGACCAGTCCAGAATATTTTGACGCAATGACAAGAGCCGCGTAACGCGATCCGGTTTTTGACCTTCTAATTATTAATGTAGTCATTATTTCCCCTTAGAATGGAATGTCATTGATGATTTCTTTGGACATTCCCAAAGCTTCCCGTGCTTGACCCCTGCAAGGCTCACGCTTGTTAATGATAGCCTCAACAGCTAACCACCTTGAGATCCCGTAAAGATTGCCGCCTCCTTGCTTGCCATCATGATCAAGCGAGATCACAAGCTCAACAGCTTTTCCAAGTTTAGAAAACCATTCAGGCTGTGAGGTTGCGAATTCTTCAGGAGTAATTCCCTGTTCACAATTCGAAGACTCGCAAATCTCATAAAAAAATGCTTCTTTCAATCTTCCCATTTTATGCCTCCATTTTCCAGTTGGTGTTTCCCAAATACATTGCTTCCATTGAAAACATATCCACTTCTTCTTCTTCTTCTTCAAGAAGCTCATGTGTCCAGTTGGTGTTACCTTCATACATTGCTTCCATTGAAAACATATCCACAGGCTCTTGAGCTTCTTCTTCTGCTATCTCATTTAAAAGAGCTTGTTGATCTTCATAATCAGATGCTGCTTGAGAATCGAAGGAAGTTTCTTTAATAAGTTGATTTAACATTTTTGACTCCGCTTGTCGTTTAAGTTGCTTACTCTTATATTATATAACGCATCTTGCGCTATGTCAAGTTTTATTTGGATTTATTTACATCCAAACATTAGACGGTTCCAATTCGATTTCGTAATAATCGGCTTTGCCCATAACAGCCATGAAGTCATTAACCATCTTCATCCACTCAAAGATAGTTTCATCGACAAACGACACCAGTGCTTCATCACCGGACAATTCAGCGGTGAAGTCTTCAGTATGGGCTATTACTTCAAGGTAAAGGGCTGTAGCCCTTATAACTGTAATGTTGCCAGTTGAAACCGCATATTGAAGAGCGGTTACATCTTTGATCAAGTTGAGAGAGAAGGTTTCGTTTGTCATTTGGAACTCCGTTGTTTTTGCTTACATTATAAATATATCATAGTGAGTTATAATTACAAGTTTTATTTTGATTTATTTTCATATCCTTTAAGCCGGTGTAACCGCTCCGAAATCCGTTTTAACTTGTGGTTAACGTAGTCCCAATAGCTGGGTATGGTATCAGGATCGGTTTTTAGAGCTGCTTTGTCTACTTAAATAACACAAAATGGGTTATACTAAACCCTATTTGGAACACCCTATTTCTTTGCCAAAAAATCTTTTGCTTTCTTGTAGTGACCTTTTTCCTTCAGGTCTTTCGTGGTGAATCCACTTTTCATTCTTTTTGTCGCTCTTCGGTTGAATCGATCAACTTCTTTTCTGTTGATCCCCAATTCTTTTCTCAGAGCTTCATCATTTCTAAGAAGCTTTACCCATTGGCTTAATGTTCTTGCGCCGCGCTTTGTATTGCATCGCACACATACGACGATCAGATTGTGAACTTCATTACAACCACCGTGAGAATGACAGGTGATATGGTCAAGGCTCAAACCTCTTTCTTTAGCGGCTTTCAAATCGACTTCATCCCTTCCGCAAAGTTGACAACATCTTTTATCCAAAAAAAGAACAGCGTTTCTTTTGGTTGGGGTTATCCACTTGCCGCCAGTTTGCTTGCGGCTTGCTTTTCCGGTTCGACCAGAGGTGCAAATCTTGCAGCTACATTTTTGGGTTGGGGATTTTTTCATTTCAATTCCGTTGTTTGTTCTTACACATATATATATAGCATTGTGCGTTATACGTCAATAGCTAAAGTGAAAATAAATGAAAATAATATTTCACCAGTAATCCGCACACCGTCAAGAGGTAACGCAGTATGACATAGATGTCAGGGTCTAAACGAAGATAGGACATTATTGTCGCCGTGGAAAGAAGTGTGCCAACTCAAGCTAAACCAGCTAAAATAACACATCGTGACATAGCTGTCATGGCGCAAGTGGGGATAGAGACATTTGTGTCGTGGTTGAATTAGTAAATAGAACATTTTGCTAATTCCCCAAACACCCCAAAAAGGTCGAGCCATACAGCGTTCTCTTCCTAAAAATTTCGAGGTATGATGGCAAGGATAACACATAAAAATCGATTTTTGGGCTATTCTCGCCCGGTTAAACGCTAAATGGGCTTTTGGCTGGAAAGGTAAAATATTCTGTGTTATTTTGTTGGCACGTTCCTTGCTTAGAGATCCCCCCTTGCAAGCTTCATGCCAATTATTGCATTTTGCGTTATTGTTTTCTGAAGAAGTCTATTTAGCGATTCTATCAATTTCCATGACAGCTTGAGTCCGTTAGCAAGTTCTGTGCCAATAATACCACAATATGAGATAACCATTTTATTGATGTTGAGATAGAGGATTTTTCAAAATGGGCAAAATGAAGATCTTCCTTTATATATATAAGGAGTATAGAAGACCATCAAAAACCACCGGATAATTTACTTTGAAAATAAATGAAAATAAAGCTTGACACCATAACTCATTATGTTATATTTATTGTGTAAGAACAACCGGAGAACAAAATGTTTAATCTCAAAAACTTTTCAAGCCTTTCAGAGCAGAGCGATTACGGAATCAACCTATTCCGCGCCAACTCAAACCTTAGCCGCCTTGAAGCACTTGCCGCTTTTGAAGCCGCAATCAAAATCGTTGCTGAGCTTGGACTTACCGCCGATTCAGAAAGCCTTACCCGATTTGTTCGAGTAAAAGGAATCAAGGTTAGCCGCAAGGCAAGAATTGGAATGTTCAACCAGATGATCGCTAAAGGCTTCATCCGATAAACCCAAGGGGATTTAAAATGCCAACTCAAAAAATCAATGACCTTTTCATCAACCACATTAACAACCTCACCACCGCTTTAATGATGACGGATGAAATGTTCGCTAACCTTTCCTTTGAAGAGTTCATGAAGATTAGCCGCTGGGCTTCCTATGCTCAAGCAGATGTATTTACCTATCACGATAAAGTTGGTGATACCTTCGCTACCAAGTTGATCGGCTTAACCTATCGAGTGGATGAAAAGTTAGAGCTTAGAGAAATAAAATAATAAATGAAAATAAATGAAGATAAAGTTTGCACTATAACACATAACGTCATATCTTATATGTGTAAGCAACCTAACCACTTCGGAGTTTCCAATGACCAATTCAATCGCAAACCACATTAAGGCAATGGACAAAATCCGCGCCATGACTCGCACTTGCGCAGAAGAGTCTCGTTTCGCTATCTATACCCATATAGCCAGAAACGCCGGAATCGCTGATTTTGACGCTCGGAAAGATTTCATGACTATTGGTATGAAGAAGCCTTACATCCGTAAGAATACCTGTGCATTTGACCATGATGTTTGTGGTTATGGGGATTTTGATGATGCTTCATCTAAATTTTATGTTCATCGTGATGAAAGCGGTAATCCCGTTTAATCTCAAAAACTTTCAGAAAGTGTATCCCCTTTTATGGGGATATTGCATTTGTATATATACAAGGAGGGAAGATGCGTAAAACAGAAACCAGAAAGGCTAAACTTGCATGTATCCGCAGGATAACCAGATCGGATAAGGTAGCGGAAGAGCCAAGCTATAAAGAGCTAAACAAGCGTAACATCAAGCGGCAGATGCAAAAGAAATCTAAACAACGGAATAGAAAATGAATCATAGTGAACAGATACAGGAAATCATTTCAACCCTGCTACATGTAGCGGAGTTGAATAATAAACCATTTGATTTAGAAGACATTGAAAAGATGTTTTATCAATCATTGGCTGAGCAATCAATAGATGAAGATCCGGTGCTGATTCGATCATTTGCCTTTGCTGAGTGCCTGAATAAAATAAAAGACCTTAAGGATGAAAAGATTATATGGGTTGATTAGTGTTCTAACATAACCCATTTTGTATTACTTAATAGACCATAACCCCATCAAAACTGTACGCTATGGGGTGTGGTCTGTATTGGGGCTACGTTGTGTGGTGGTTCGGTTCGAGGGTTGCCCCGTTTTGCCCCGCTAAACGATATGAAAATAAACGAGAATAAAACTTGACACTAAAGCATGATGTGTTATAATGGTAGTGTAAGAACAACAACGGAGCTAAAAATGTCAACTCAACTTCTAAATGATTCAATCTATACAGCTATCACCGCGCCCCTATCCTATGCCATAGTCGCAGCGGCAGAAGGCAAATCAGATCGAAATCGTAGCGTTACCTTTACCATCAAGAACACTGAACGGAATACACATGTAACCTTTCGCGTTCGTCGCCCCAAAGGATTCAAGACTCTTTTGTTAGATGCTATGGTTGGCTCCGACAATGAAGACGGATTTGAGTATGTCGGTTCAATGAATCGCGGTCTATGGATCAAAGGAAAGGCTGGTGTATCTAATAAGGCGGCAACCATTCGATCAGCTATCATGTGGTCAATGAGTCGCGTTAAATCTAACTCATTGCCTTCTGGTGTAGTATTCCATCATAGCGGTGATTGTGCATGCTGCGGAAGAACGCTAACCAATCCCGATTCATTGGCTACAGGAATTGGTCCTGTCTGCTCTGGTCGGTTGGGTAATGGCTCAAAGCTTGGTAACATCAAGGGATAGACCTTTGGTGTTATGCTATACTATTCACGGAGATAAACATGGAAAATCAAACGCCAGCGGCAGATATTGCAATTGCTTTAGCGATGGGTGAGGTATTAGGGAATCTAATAACTTCCCTATTCGGATCAAAGACTGCTAAGGTCATAGAGGAACAATCATATTTAAATAAAGAGGGATATGTGTCTTTCCCTGTATCCCCTGACATGGCAGCATTGATCGTTCAGCACTGGGAAGGAACAGCGGCAACGGCGACAGGTTGCCAATGGGTAAGCACTGATAATGAAACCTCTTTGATGCTCAGGCTCAAGGCCCCAAGCGGTGACCAGTGACCACAGGGTACAGACCAATCAACCACAGGGGTACTTATACCCTACGGCGCAATGAATCAGGAAAGCTTATCATACCCACAGGGGATGAAGAGAAGGCAGAGCGAAAGACTTTCCGCGCTCGCCGTGCCCGTAGGGTTCATGCGGCTCCTGCGGTTCCTGTACCTGTGCCTGTACCTGTCCAGAGCACACAACCACGATGGAGGCAGCCGCCTAATTTCGCTAACTGGATTGGGGGTTGGTTGCGCTGCTTGGGGGTAGCTAAACCTGATGAATGGTTAGCGGATAAGATAGGGGAGGTGCATAGCCCTGCAAAACCTTTTCACGTGCTTAGTTGGCTCAAAGGTTTAACGCTTCCCTCACCTTACCGCTTCCTACAGACATGTAAGGTCATAGCCCTAATGAGCGGTAAGCCGTTATCAGATACCATAACAGAAGCGGCTGAGGCTTGCTATAGATCCACAGGGTCAGGGTATGAAACATCTATAGGGTTTAGTGATGACAGCTTGATCGATCTATCATAGATCATCATCATTAATAAATAGATTATTTTAAAATAAAACGGCGATTAAGTGGACACCGCTAACACAAAATGCTATATTGTATGTGTAAGCAAAAACACCCCACCGGAGATCAACAGTGTCTTATTCCCTCGCCGCACTTACTTCTGAACTTGGCTTCTGCAAAGAAGAACGCCGCTGGCTTTTCGGTGGTTCTAAGCGTCACGCTCACACCCTTAAGAGATTTAACCGCGCCGCTCGAAAGGCTGCAAAGCAAGACCTTCAACGCTACAGCGGTTAAGCCTTAGACCTTTTATCTTAAACTCAAGGAGGACGTTATGGAATGGTTAGAAGACAGGTTGGTTATAGCGGTCACTGATTCGATTGGTGACATGGACGTGCGGCAACTAAGGAAAACAATAAGAAGATATAGAGAAGTTTATCAAGCAGAAGACTCAACCCACAAAGAGAAGATGGTTTCTCTTTACTATATCAATATGATTAGAAGGCTTCTTCAGAAGCTACCAAGGCACTGAACTAACCACCCCTACCACCTTTTTTATTTAGATCGTTTCTCTATATACTCAGAGGCTCACCCGTAAAAAATTTTTGTTGAAAAATTGCAACCTATGGTATAATGAGTTATATGGTGATAGTTAAAAAAAATGGAGGTTGTCGCATGGATATCGTTGGTCAGGTTGGAGAGGCTTATTCTCAGTTTGGGCGTTGGTTAAATCAGGCAACCAATCGGATCGGTTTATTTCCTTATCGTCAGGTGATCGAGTTTCGAAATGGAGAATCGTATCGCCGTAAGGATTTTGTGCTTGAGACTCAATTGGAAGAGCATTTGTTCAGGAGGTTATTTAAAGGTCACAAGGTCGAGTACAGCGAAAATGGAACATGGAAAGACTATAGATTTCGCATGAAAGGAAATTACAATCGTTTGGTTTTTGTATCTACGGGTTATCGTTGTATTGGTGAGTCAAAGAAAGATGTGCGGTATCTATGATTTTCTGTGTTTCTGGTTTTGTATTTCACACCATCCTTCGATTGATTCACAATTGGGAAGTGGATCGGTTCTTGCATGATTCATTATTGCCAATAGATCTTCCATTAGGATTTCTATAGTGTGTCCGATGTTACCGCATTTCTTGCATTTTCTGGCTCTGACTCTGAAATCGTTTGAGTACCATATTAACGATGGTTCAACAATGGATATTAGAGCTTTTCGTTCCCTATTGTTACCATGCGCCGTATTTGTTACAGCCCATCGATCATTTCCGCATCTGGTACATTGCATTGTGTGGTATCCTTGTTTTGTCAATAGAATATATAGGAAAATATTATGATCAGCCAATATAAAGGTTTAGTGAGCGGTTTAAATGAAGAGTATCCAATGATCGGGCAGGCTTTGGTTCACCACCGGAACACGCGTGGAAAGGCGATGAGTTTCAAGGATTATCCTTATCTTGCGTCACTATATGCGGAGTTGCCGGATGAAGGTGCTGATATCTGTAAGGCTGTCCAGACCGGTTTATCTGAGCTTTTTATTTGTTTGGCTCTACATCATGCAGGTTGGAAGGGTCGCATTGTTGCTTACATTCTTCCGACCTTTGGAGCACGTGATCGTTTTGTCGCTCAGCGGATCAACAGGATTCTTTTGGCTTCTGAAGGTTACCGGTCTTTGCTTCCATCGAATCGGGAAGGTACGAGATGGGATCATGGTAATAACAAGTTGAAGCGGTTTGGAAGTGGATCTCTTCTTTTCCTTGGCTCAAACACTACGGTTGACTTTGTGGAGTTTTCAGCGGATAGTTTGATCATCGATGAATTCGACCAGTGCGATCCAAGCAACTTAGCAAAAGCGCGTGATAGATTAAGGGCTTCAACCGATCCGAAAATATACCGGCTGGGAAATCCTACGCTTCCGAATATTGGTGTTTGTAAGTTGTTTGATGAAGGTGATCAGCGGCTTTGGTATACGATTTGTGATCGGTGCGGTGAATGGCAAAGTCTGGATTGGTTTGAAAATATCGTGATGAAGGATGAAAAAACTGGGTTTTGGATTCCTCGTGATCCGGTTGGTCAGGGTGTCGATGTTGATCGGCTTAAATCTGAGATTAGACCTTCTTGTCGAAAGTGTAAACAGATTTTTAATCGAAGCAATAAAGGTGCTTGGGTTGAGTCGTATAAGGAACGGGAAAGAAGATCATACAGAATAACGCGGCTTGATGTTTTAAATGAGAGCTTAACCGACCTATATAAAGAATGGATGTTAGCACAAGGGAATCTAAACCGGCTTTCAACTTTCTACACTTCCGTTCTTGGTCGCGGCTTTGAGTATAGCGGCGCAAGGCTCGGCGGCGATGATCTCAGAAAGTGCGCTGATCGTGGCGATGATCTGGATTATGGCGGTGGTGATCACTATAAAGATTTAGTTGTTGTTATGGGTGTTGACGTTGGATCGGTTTTGAATTTCTCGATTTCCATAGCTGAAGAACAGGAATTGGAAAATGGAGATACGGAGGTTTTAAGGAAAGCGGTTTTGATCGGTGCTTGCCGCCATTTTGAAGAGCTACAGGATTTAATTCTGAGATACCACATAAAAAGCCTTGTGATTGATTCGATGCCTGAAACTCGGAAATGTCAGGAGTTAAGGGATTGGTCAAACAGGGAGGGGGTAGGTTGTCAGGTTTGGTTAGCTCGATTCCATCCATCTGCACGGGTGACGCATGAAAGCTACGGAAGGAAGATGAATTGGCGCGATAGGGTTGTAACGGTTGATCGGACTCAAATCATGGATGCAACCTTTGAAGAGATCAAGAACGAAAAGCGAATCTATCCACAGGATGTGTTTACTGTTCTTGGTTGGATCGATCAGATGAGGGCACCGGTAAGGGTGCTTGATTCCGAAAAATCCCGTGTGATATGGACGGAGGGAAGCTCGCCGGATCACTATCGTTTTGCTGACGTATACGATAGGATAGCTTTTGATCTGGCTCAAATGTCCGGCAGTTATTCCACGGTTGATATTGAGCCGTAAAAAAAGGCTTATCCCATTTCATGCTCCCCTTCTGGTGAATTTAATTTTTGTGTCATTTGGAAAGCATGATCTTACTTGTCGTTTCATCTCGTGAACATTTCCGAAAGTTTCAAGTATGACCACATTCCCCGTTACATCAATGGCGTATGGGTCGGTGCTTAATTTAACTGTCCACCAACTATTTTTTGATGGTAAATTAGCAATTGCTATGCGACCAAATGGGTATTCTTTTTGTGCTTTTGGATATTCCACATGTATTATATATTCCATTTTATTCTCCCTTGTTATTGGCTTGCCCATTAAATATAACCCTCAGTGTGTTATAGTCAAGGGTTTAACCGAAAATAAACGAAAATAAATTATGCTTGCTAAATTGGCTTGATTATGCTATAATGCGTTACAATAACAATGGAGGTTTAGTATGGGAAAGAAAATCTACAATTACCCCTATGGAATGGTCTTGATTATCAAGGGAAGCCAAAAAGGGAAAATAGGCTATTACGATGATGATGATGGTAATCAGGGAATTGTTTATTTTGGGCGCATGCTCTTGGGTGGTCAATATCAATTGATTCACAGAAATTGGTTTGTTCCTTTGCAGCCACTTTTTGAAAACGATATAATTCTTGATGCTCTTGATTTTGCCCACAGGAATCATGGAGATAGCCCACATAATCCAGATTGGGAAATGAAGAATCTGGGCACTGTGGAAGAATCAGACTTTTCAGGTGAAGAGAATGATTAAAACAATTGTAGCTGATCCAGCTTGGAATGAGCGTGGCGGTGGCAAGATCAAGAGAGGCGCGGATCGACATTATCGGCTTTTATCTACTGAAGGAAATATAGCCTTGATGAAGGATTGGCTTTCTGAATATGAAAGCTATCTGAATCATGATCTCCATTTCTATCTGTGGGTAACCAATAACTTTCTCAGGGATGGATTCAAGGTGATCGATGCTCTGGGTTTTCGGTACATTACTAATCTTGTATGGGTTAAGCCCTCTATTGGTCTTGGTCAGTATTTCAGGGGTCAGCATGAATTGTGCTTGTTCTGTACTCGCAACAGAGGCTTTGGAGTGAAGACAGAGGATAGGACTATATCAAGCGTTATGAAAGCCGACAAAAGGAAGCATAGCCAGAAACCAGAGACTTTCTATGAATTGGTTGAACAAAGATCCGAAGGGAAATATTTATATTTTTATTCAAGATCGAATCAGCGTGAAGGCTGGATAATGAGAGGGGATGAAGTGGGAAAAATTGAACCGTTCAAAGGTGGCGCGAATGAGTGAGCAAAGAATATTTCATGGAAACTGTTTGGATGTAATGAAGGATATGGAGGATGAAACATATACGGCTATAGTTTCAGATCCCCCCTACGCTCTGGTTTCCAGCGGCTCAAACGGCAAGGGCTTTATGGGGATGGAATGGGATGGGGAATTGCCATCTGTGGAGATATGGCGCGAGGCTCTACGGGTTACGAAACCGGGAGGAACTCTGCTTGCTTTCGGGGGAACAAGAACATATCATCGTTTGGCTTGTGCCATAGAAGACGCTGGCTGGATTATCAAAGATTGCTTGATGTGGGTCTATGGTTCCGGCTTTCCGAAATCTCATAATATCAGCAAAGCGATTGATAAAAAGCTTGGGTTGGAACGGGAAAAAATAGGCAAGCATCCAGCACCGGCAGGGAAAGCAAATTATAAGATCAGAACAGCGGATCAGGATCTATATATAACCGCTCCTGCATCCCCAGAATCCAAGCTTTGGGATGGCTATGGAACCGCTCTAAAACCTGCTTGGGAACCAATTGTTTTCGCTCAAAAACCTGTGGAGGGAACCTATGCGGATAACGCTTTGAAACATGGGGTGAGTGGGATCAACATTGAAGAAACGAGAATATCCCACAATGAAGAATGTAAGGTGATGAAATCACAATCAAATATAGATTCAATCTATCAGCAATCCGGAAGACATGCCGATACTTTGGAATTAAAACCATCCGGCAGGTTTCCAGCCAATGTTCTTCTTTCCCATCATTCAGATTGCAAGCTCAGGGAAATAATTGGTTCAACCACTTACAACTGGGAATGTGTTGAGGGTTGCCCAGTTTATATGCTTGATCATCAGGGTGAATTGCAGGGTTCCCATCCGGCAGGTCATAGTCGATCAGAGGTTAGCGGCTCAGAAAACAATTATATGGGCAGGGGTCGAGATAGTGGGGTTAGATATGGCGATAAAGGAGGGGTGAGTAGATTTTTTCATCAAAGCCAATTGTCACCGAATGTCTCACCAATTGTTTTGGCTCAGAAACCCCTTGATGGAACCTATGCGGATAATGCACTAAAGCACAATATAGCCGGATTGAATATCGATGACTCCAGAGTTGAGGTAAAGGCAGACGATCCGAATTCAAGAACGAATTCATCCCGTTACACTTCCGGTCAAGGGGTCGCAACTTCTTTCGGCTATACTCCAGACCTTGAAAAGGGAAGGGGTAGCGAATTCATGCAACAGGGAAGATATCCGGCTAATTTTGTTCATGATGGATCTGAAGAGGTGACCGGTAAATTTCCCCAGTCTAAAAGTGATGGTGGGGATGGATACAGGAATTCCATGTTTTGCGGTGGCGAGAAAACGGGAGGTCATGGGCTGGGAGATTCCGGATCGGCGGCGCGTTTCTTCTATTGTGCCAAGTCTTCAAAAAGAGATCGTGGATCGTTCAACAAGCATCCGACCTGTAAACCAATCAATTTAATGTCTTATCTTCTTACTCTGGTAAAGATGCCAGAGGGAACAAAGGTGCTTGATCCTTTCATGGGATCAGGAACGACCTTAATTGCGGCTAAACGGGTTGGTGTGGATTGTGACGGGATCGATCTATCTGAAGAATATATAGAGATAGCAAAGCGCAGACTCTCAGACGATCCAGAGGTGATCAGGGAAGAAGAGAGGGCTTTGAAGCTGGCAAGCAGACGGGATGAACCGAAAAAGGAAGATCCACAGCTTAAACTTTTTGGCTGACGAATAAAGCAAAATGGGTTAACATAAAAGCATAAGTCAAAATAAACTAAAAAAACATCATTAAATCAGTTGCTTTCTTAAATGAAGATGATATATTTAAAGAGTAAGACAAACAGATAACAAATAACAATGGATTTAATTATGTCTGCTCAAGTAGAAACAATGATGTACGCGGCGCAAACACCTTGGCACGGCGAAGGTGTTTATGTCGGAGATGATAATGTCGATTCACGAACCGCTATTAGAAAAGCCGGTCTGGATTGGGATGTTTTGGAAAAGCCTTTGTTCTTTCAAGACACATCCATAGTTGGAACCAATGTTAACGATCTGATTAAATCAGGTGGTCAATTGGAAACCAGAACGGAAAATATTTTGGTTCCTTCCCATAAGGCTTTAGTTAGAAGCACTGACAACCGACAGCTTGGAATCGTTGGAAAGGGATATGTTCCCCTTCAAAACCAAGAGGCTTTCACCTTCCTTGATGGATTGGTTGGAAGTGGTGACATGCGGTATCATACAGCCGGTTCTTTGCGAGGTGGGAAGCGCGTTTGGCTTCTTGGCAAGATCTCGGATTTTGAGGTTGTACCCGATGACAAGATCGATAATTATATCCTTCTTTACAATACCCATGATGGCACTGGATGTCTTCGGGTTCTCTTTACCCAAACACGGGTTGTGTGTGCTAATACCGTTAGACTTGCCTTGTCTAATGGCAAGAATGAAGGAATGAAGGTGCGACATACCAAGAACATGCAAATCAACATGGAAATTGGAAAAAAGGTTCTCAACCTTGGAAAGAAAGCCTTTGCCAAAGAAGCCGATTTTCTAAGCTTCCTTAGCAAGCAAATCATGACCGTTAAAATGTGGGATAACTTCCTTGATGCCGTTTTCCCTGTTCCAGTTGATGAATCCAAGAAAAGAGGGATCACAACCGCTAATCTTAACCGCGCCAAGTTGACAGAGCTTTTTGAGTCTGGAATTGGTCAGGATATCAAAGGTGTAAAAGGAACCTCTTATGCGGCTTACAACGCTATAACGGAATATAGTAATTTCTATCGACCAACCCGATCAAGCGGTGGATCTAAAGGATCACGATTTGAGGCGGCTATGTTTGGAACCGGAAACGATTTTGTTCAAAAAGCTATGGATTGTCTTTCTGGTGTTGAATAGGTTATGCACTTTTAACGGTGTCGCTCCTTAGTCTTTAGTGGAATAAGTTAACCGGTTGGGCGGTGAGGGTTTGATCGGTTTAACCCAGTAAAGAATTTGGGGGTTGCATCGTTAACCCTCCTTCGATAAAATAGAGGTGAGGTGATTTCATGAATCTATTAACTGGATCTCCAATAGAGATAAACCAGAAAAAAACCCGACGTTCTTCTTGGGGTGGTATTCAAAGCAGAAGTAGAAGAGGCGTTCATTATTTTTCTGATGCTTTTAATTCGGCTGGTGTTGGCGGTTTTGATGAAGACAGAAGACCAGACAGGCTTCTAACCGATGATCAGCTTTGGGAGACATACCGGCGGTGTGCTGACGTTAGAGCGGCTATTGATTCCATAGTTCGACGGGTCGCAACCTTTGACTGGATAGTTGAGCCAAAGATATCGCCACAGGCTAAAGGTTATGATGAATTGGCGACATTATCACAGGAAATAACCTCCTTGCTTGCAAAGCCTACGCAAAACGGCGACACATGGCAGGAAATCATGACCAGTTTTTTAACTGATGTTCTGGTGTATGATTCTGGTGCTTTGGAATTGGTTTATAATCGAGAGAAACAATTAACTGAGATCGTGCCTTTGCAGGGGAGCACTATAACGCCGGTTATGGATGAAAATGGAAGAATTCAATATTACACACAGAACACCGTTTCATCTGGGAATTGGTCTTTTTATTCTACAGATGAGGAAGATCAAAAACAATCAGATGTAATATTCAAGCCTGAACAATTGATCTTGTTTTCTCTTTATAAGAACACATCTTCACCGGTTGGATGTCCGTTAATCGAATCGCTGGTGAATCAGGTGATCGCTTTAATGAGAGCATCAGAAAACGCTATGCTTACATTAGATGCGGATGAAGTACCACCGGGTATTTTAGTTCTTACTGGGATCTCTGGAAGAGCGGCAGAAATGGCTAAATCGGATTTGCAGCGGCTAAGGGGTCAGGATCATAAAATCCGCGTGATGACAACCCCAGATCCGCAGGGGGTCGGAGCAAGTTGGTTGGAGTTAAAACGGACTCCCAAAGATATCGAAATGAGATCATTGATCGAGGATATAAGACGATCAGTTTATAGGGTGTTTGGAGTTATGCCCGTTGAAATGGGAATGACTGACGGGATGCCAAGAGCAACCGCAACCGTTCAGATGGACGTAGCAGCGTCACATCTTGTAACTCCGATTCTGGAACTGCTACAGGCTAAAGTAAACGCGATGATTCTTCCGGCTATAGTTGGAAAGGAACAGGCAAATCAATTGTTTTTCCGATTCGATAGAGAATCCAGAAGCACACCGGATGAACAAAAGAAGCTTTCAGAAACTCATCAAATATATATAAAAAATGGAGTGATGACGAGAAACGAGGTAAGGGAAAGATTAGGTTTGCTTCCCATTGTCGGCGGTGATGTTGCTACGGTTGATATGGCTGGTACTCCATCCCCAATTTCAAGTTTTGGAAAAGCTCCTGAAGAGGATATAAAGGAAGAAGAGCCGCAGGGAGAATTGGGGGAACCAGTGGATAACAATTGATCAATATATTGATTAATGCAGGTCTTTCTGTCTAAAATCATATATAACACATGAAGAGGTATATCATGAAGATCCATGTTGAGATCCCCAGCGCAATATTAGAGGCGGCTTTGCTGGCGCAAGGTATTGGGAAACAAAAGGAAGCTAAAGAGGTTGACAGGGCTTTATCTGAAGGGAATATATTAACCCAGAAAGAAACATCTGAAGATGTTGAATTCGATCAAAGGCAATCTTGCCCAGTGGCAACGATAAATATAACGCTGGGAGAAAAGAACAGAAATCAGGCAATTCTGAATTATGGTTATACCGGTGTTGGTGGTGTGCAAGAGATCGAGGACAAAACCAGTCCATCAAATCAACAAATAGATTATCTATCTAAAGAATGGGGAATATCCACAGGTGAAGCCAAGAAAAGAACATGTGGCGGTTGCTCCTATTTTGACAAGAGCACAGAAACCAAAAGCTGTATAACTCAGGGTTTAGCCGCTCTTGATTTAGCATCTAATGATAAATTGGGATATTGTCGGACTCATAAATTTGTATGTGGTCAGCAAAGAGGCTGTATATCACAGAGTGAAGGCGAGCCAGTAACTGACGAGAATCAACCAGCTTTTCCAGATACAGAACCGAATGGGGAATTATCAATTCCCCTTTTAGAAATTCCAGTAAAAGAGAGCAAAGAATTCAGATGTGTTTCAAGAAACGAACTCGATGGGAAAACAAGCTATACCTTTGAAGGTTGCAAGAGAACATTTTTTGCACTTGACAAGTTAGCTGTTTCCGAAGAGAAAGAAGAAAGGGCTATTGATGGGGTGGGAAGACCTAACAAATTCTATAATGTTGAAGGGGTCGCCTCAAGCACATCCGTCGATCACTACGGTACAGAAATGAGCTATAAAGCTCTAATGCACATGCAACTTCAAATGAAGAATGGAATTCCGATTTTACCGCGCCATAACTCAATTGCTAATGGTGGAATGGCTGAATGGGATGAAGTAATTGGGCGATCTTATGATGCGGAAATCAGAGAAAGTCCGGTCATGTCGGCGGCTTCAAAAGAAAAACAATACACCCTATATCTTAGATCTCAATTATACGGTGAAGATCCCAAAGCAAGAGAGTTGGTAAAAAGACTCCGACGAGGTGAGCCAATCGGACAATCAATTGGCGGCTGGTTTGAAAAGGTCGAGGTTTTGGAAAACAAAGATGGAGAGGTTGAGCGCGTGATAGTCGAGGATGTAACCTTGGATCATATCGCCATAACCAGAGCACCGGCAAATCCTGACAGCGTAAACCTTGTTAGCCTTTCTGCTTTCTCGCAAAAAGTCGCTGACTATAAAGATCTAATTAAAAAATCTACTCATGGGGAGGATAACCAAATGACTATAGAAGCCTCAGCAGAAATACCTGTTGAAAACAACTCAGAGGATATCGAAATCAGAATGGTTTCGCGTTATCACGGCGATATTCCTTTAGCCGCAGATGATGTACCTTGGAAATGGGACACTTCAGCACAAGACGAGGTATTAGGCAAAGGGCTTGATAACTGGAATAGATACCGTTTAGCTCATATGTATCTTGATAGAAATAAGGATGAAAAATCAAAAGGAGCGTATAAGCTACCAATTGGAAGAATCATTGATAACGAATTGATGATTGTTTGGAAGGGTGTAGCCGCGGCAATGGCGGCAATAAATGGAGCGCGTGGCGGTGTTGTTGGAATCTCCAATGATGACAAAGTTAAGATTCATACCGTGCTCTCTATCTATTACAAGAAATTCAAGAAAGAGCCGCCAGATTTACAGGTTTCCAAAGAAGGCGATGAATCAATTATGGAATTCTCCGAAGAGGTAACGAAACAAGAAAAGGTTACTGAAATAGGGGAAGAAATACAATTGTCTAATGACAATCCATATGAACAAGAGATTTTAAAGGTTAAGGCTGAATTACGGGCTTTAAAAGAATTAAAAGAATTACAAGAATCTTTGCGAAATAAAAAACAAGAATTGCAGTTATCGCAAGATCAAGCTAATCTAAATATTGATAGCACAGTTGACAATGCGACTGTAACACATAAAAATGAAGAAGAGATAAATTCCAATCCGGATATTATACTTTCTCAACCTACAGAGGAAAACACGATGAATGAAAACGACTTGGCTAAAATTGCTGATTTGATCCGTTCTACTGTCAAAGCTGAAATGGACACAAGAGCGAAGGATCTATCCGTCACTCCTGAGAAAGTAGAAGCAAAAACAGATACTTCGGATGAATATCAGAAGCTAAAAGCTCAACTTGAAAAAACAACTCACTTGCTTTCACAGGTAATGAGTGAGCCAATTCGACATGGTCGCCATACGACTATGCACATTCGAGGGGTTGGATCAAAGGGAGCATGGGAAGGCTTGATAACTCGTTCTTTGAGCGATGGAAATACTGCTCTTCCAACAATTATAAAACAAAACATGGATCATTTAGACGATGGTGTGGATATGTCCAAATTGGAAGCTCATCAACTAAAGGATTTACTTGCAACCGGATTAAGAGCAGCCGTAACTGATGGTTTGCTTGGACTTCCAGATAACCAGTGGTCTTAGGAGTATTATCATGACACAAGCAAATTGGATGGGGTCAGATAGTGACCGAAGACAACGATTTGAAAGAGCTATGAATGTTTCCAATTCGGGAGCGCAGCTACTTCAAACTTTCATTAATCGCACGGTTCAGATGCTCACTGTTCGAGAATTCGGTCTTCAGGCTGTCTTACCTCGTCGGACGGGTACTGGTGACGCTGAATATATCAACCGTCGAACCGCTGGAACAAACGGTGGTGAATGGGTTATTGATACCGATTCCGTTACCGAAGAATCCGGAACGTATGAACAAAAATCATTTCCTTATAAAACGCTCGTAACTCGTGGAAAAATCACCCGTAAGCTTCAGGCTACAGGTCGTTCCTATGCTGATCTTTTAGCTCTGGAAATGGCTGGTAAGGCTGAGGATTTCGCCGCTGCGTTAGAGGCTGGACTTTTGTCTGCTCAGGCTCTTGCTGTTGCTGCAAAGGAACCAACCGGTTTCCTTACAATGATTCAGTATCCTTTTGGAACAACCACGCTTAATACTTCACAGGTTATTTCAAACACTGGAACAACTTATAACGCGGCTCTAACCCTATCTAAATTAGATGAAGCTATTGATGCGGTTAAGGGATCATCCCAACGTGGCGATCTTGTTATCGTTGGTTCCTTTACTGGAATCCGTCGAGTAAATGCGGCTCTTCAAGGTGTACAGCGTTTCAACAATGTAACCGAGATCGCCGCTGGTTTCCGTGTTCGTACCTATGATGGAATTCCATTGATTGTTAGTACTGCAATGCCTAATAACCTATTTTTTGCCGCCAATGGCACGATAACCGGTTCTGGTTCAGGTGCTGATAATGGAACGTGTTTAATGATTCTGAACAAGCGTTATAACTATACTTCTGAATTAACTCCGACCACGGTTATGCCGCTGTCTAAATCAGATAGTCAGTTTGATCAGTTTGATATGTTTACTGACGTTGCTCCTGTCTTTGCTAATACCAAAGGCGGGGCGTTACTTTGTAACATTCTAAGCTCTTAATAAATAGAACCAAGAAGAATCAAGCCCGTCCTTTGTGATGGGCTTTTTTTTTGTAAGATTTGAAAGTAACGTGTTATCATATAGGATATGAATGGAGATCAAACATGGAATCAAGATTTAAAAATTGGACATTTGCAATGTTCCAGCCGTACAAATGCACTTCTGTGCCCCATCTTTTTAGTAGTTATACAGAGATGGCAACCTCTGAGGTTCATAAAATTGATGGAAGAGATGGAAGCGTTATATTTCTTGGCGATCAAAGTGCAAAAGATGCCGCGTTGTGGAGGGGCTGGATCGACATAACCGAAAAGATGCAGCATTTGAAGACTGAACCGGAACCAGAAATTAAAATAGTTAAGCCAAAAACGAAAGCAAAGGCAAGACGAAGAACAAAGGTTGGATAATGGCTTCTTTTGCGGATAGGGATCAAATAAAGAGAATGTTAGGTATTGCTGATAATACCTGCACGGGAACCACTCGCTTTGACGGTGCTATTGATGATCTTTTGCCGGTTATTGATCAAATGGTTTTAGATGAATTGGGATTGTCGGCAGGGTTAACCACTACATATTCAGAAAAGATCGATGTAACCTTTGGAGGTGAAACAGAAATAGCCTTAAAATACACCCCTGTTTCTTCTGTGGTGGCTTTGACTATTGGCGGTACTCTTCAAACGATTGATTCAGAATTCTATCTTAATAAACCAACTGGAACATTAAGACTTTCGCCATTATCCGCGCTTCTTCCCTCTGGAAGGTCGATTGTTGAGGTGACGTATAAAGCTGGGTTTTCATCTGTTCCGGCTGATCTTAAATATGCCGGTAATTTGATTGCCGTTTCAATGTTTAATCAACAATCACATGTGGGGTATAAATCGGAAAAAACACAGGCTTACAGCTATTCAATGGACCATGGAACAGGTTCACAGATTCCAAAGATTGCACAGAGAATTCTAAACAAGCATAGGCGCATTTTTGCATTAGGGGGGCTAAGAAATGATTACAGTTAAAAGACCTTTTCAAGGTTACACGGTTTACCGGATTAGTTCAGGACCTGTTTGTGTAGAAGTTGAATCAACCCCACAGGGTGAGGTGCTTGTTTCTTACACGGGTTTTAAACACATCGTTAGTGAATTGGTAGCAAAACATCATTTCAAGATCACTTCAGAAAACAAACCAGAACACGATAAACCGATTCTAAAAGCAAAACCTATTCAAAAGAAAAAAGAGGTAGCATCCATTAACCTTGATTCTTTGACGGTTGCAAAGTTGAGAGAAAAAGCAAAATTAAAAGGAATCACAGGATATACTAAAATGAAAAAATCGGACATAATAAAGGCTCTATCATGAATAGGATTGTTTTATTAAATGCCTTGGTTGGCAAAGCCAAAGGATCAAGCTATTTAGAAATTGGGGTGCAAACGAGAAAGACCTTTAAGGGGGTTAATTGCGCTTCAAAGGTTGGAGTAG